CTAGGATTCTTTTTTAAATACTTTGCTTCAGGAACTTCAAACGTAAAGTAATCTGCTAGTTCTCTATGGACATGTTCTTCATCAGAAGTGATAGTAATATATACCTCATTCTTCTTTTTTACTATTAGGTTAGACATAGGGAGGACCGTAGAACCATGTTACTAATGATTTTCTAAGTCCAGATTTTACAGGTTGTACTCTATGCCAAACATCTGATTGAAAGAAAATAGCTTCATATTTTGCTAGTTTAAAAGAATCATATTTAGGAAACTCAGATGGTTTACCAAAATAAAGATCAAGTTCTCCACCTTCATATTCATCAGGACCAGTAAGCATTAGAGAAACGGTCATCTTTCTACAACCTGGAAATTTTATACACTTCCCATCTTTCCAAACGGGGTAAGGTTTAAGATGATCATCTTGATCTACGTGCCAATCATAATAATCACCAACCTCATATACACCATATTGTATATCTTCACATCCATTTATTTTTAAATTCCATTCAGCAAGTCTATTAATATCTAAACACATAGTGTTTAAAAATTTTAATAGATTTTGATTATCAATCCAACTATTTTTTGAAGATCTTATCTTCTTATCATTTGAAGTATCTCTATTTTTTCTTGTTTGAAGAGCAAGTGTTGATTTTTCTAAATTTATATTAGAATCTTTTACTGCTTTATCAACAATACTTATTCCTCTGTCATTAAGTTTTACTGTAAATAACTGGTGTCCGTATCTCATTACTGTCCATTAATAAATTTCTCCCACTCAATAGCACTCTTGACTTGGAACCCTCTATTTGATATTTGTTTCATTACCTGATCTAACCAATAAAGCATTTGATCTAGGTATTTAATTTTCGCTTCTAGGTTTATGATATCATCATCTGATTCAACATAAACTTTCATCTTGTCTTGAGTTGAGATCCTACCACCAAAAGGTTTTTCAGCATAGACCTTTGCATCAGCCTCGCCTCCATAGTACTCACGCTTATCTCTAACAAGTTTGCGAATTTCAAATTCAAGTGAGGTTTTAATCTGAGAAATATCAGTGTAGTGGTTTAAGTATTTATTATGGCAGAAGGGGATGTCTAATGCGACCTGAGCTAGATCAGCACTGTATTGTTTGTTCTTAAACTGGAAATCTACATGACTATCTTCAGTCCATTCTTCTCTCAGTTTTTCAAATTTATTACGAAGGGTTTCAAAATTCATAAAGGTTGTAAATTCTCATTGCAAATAGTGTATTTCTCATACTTAAACGTTACGTCCGCAAGTAGATACTCAACATCTCCTACTGTAGCATCAAATGGTATTCCTGACAAACTCACAGGAAACATATTTTTAAATTCTATTATGTGATTTGTATTATGATGTGATGTTAAAATAAAAAGTCTTGCATTGGAATACTCATCTGTACCAGACGATCTCCCATTTGCCAATCCAAATTCAGTAATCCAATCATGTACTGTACGGTAATTAATTAATTCTTCATCAATAATAAACCGAACATTTAAATCTCCATAACTAACCCCGCCACTTGGAGCAATTGCTACACCTCTATATGGTGTAGGAACTTCAACAAATGGCATTGAAATATCTGGAATACTTGCTGTCTGGCAGAAAAAATCCACCCCGTTAAAAATTTCAAGATCCAGTTTAAAACCAACTGGAGATAAAAAATTTCTATTTGTCGGTTGTTCACTCAACCATTCAGCTGCCATGTCAACTTCCCAAGCTATTGCTATTTATCTTTATATTGGTCGGGTGCTCCATTACCCCACTGTATTTGATACTCCTCATCCGAAATTTCTACCTTCTTTTTTCTTAACGCATGGTAAGATACCACAGCAACAGTAATTGTTGTGGCTATCGTAGGAGTCGCATAAAATAATATTTTTTGAATCATTCTACTCAGTAGCGATATTCTTCTAGAATATCCAATACATTATTTAGTGCTTGTTGAGCTGCCAATCTTTCATCATCTTTCCACTTGGGATACCACTGCTTTTCATGAATACCATGTTTAATCTTCATCAACTTAGCTGTCATATCAACTTTATTTATTCTACCAGTCATACAATAGCCTCAGATCTAAACCTATATTATAACACTATTTAATCATAAAAAAAGGGAACCCATAGGTTCCCTTTGATTGATATTGTGAATTGATCACATAAGGTTTTGAACCAAAACACGACGGTAGTACTGGTTACGTGAAGCAGTAAGAGCTTCAGCATCAGGAGCACCATCAGACTTTACAACAAATGGGTTAGCGACCATGCCGTAGCGGGTCTTAAATCCAATCTTGGGCTGGAAGGTGTCAGGACCAATTGCACGAACCATCTGGAGAGGAACGTAAGGGCAATAGAACAGACCAGCATCATATGCTGATGTACCTTTATAACCAGCGATAAAGAACTGAGCAGCGTTAGCGCCCTCAGAAGGAAGTGCTGAATAAGGATCGATGTAAACGCGAATGCGACCGTTTAGCGTACCAACGAAGGTGCTGCCGGTGTCATCAACGTTAAGACCAGTATTAAGAGCAGGGTTGTAGTCAAGGACTCCAGCCATTGACAGAGCAGAAGCAACATCTGAAGAACAGATGAGCATGTTGCCCTTCCCTCTACGAGTCTCTTTCGCGATGGCGTTCATTTCACGCTCAATTTGGAAGCGAAGACCCTTGAACTTCTCAACGCTCCAACGTCAATTGGAGTCAACGTCGAGGTCGAAGGTTCCTTGTGTTGCGGTGTTCTGCTGAGCACCAGGCTTGGCGGAACGGAAGACTGTGCGAACGACTTCTCTGTTGATTTCCGTAAGGATCTCAGCAGAAAGGATGTTAGCAAGTTCAGTCTCAGCGTCAAGACCGTGGATTGCCTTCAGGTCTTGGGCGAGTTCAATGCTGTACTCAGCTTTCAGAGCGCGGCTCTTAGCGGTAACAGCAATCTTCTCAATGCTGAATGCCATTTCTGGGAATACGCTAGCAGCGGCTTCGCCAAGTGCTTCAGCAGTGGTTGTTGCCATTCCACCAGAAGAAGCATAAGTACCACTGTCGTTAAGAACAGCAGGGTTAGTTCCGCCTGGTGCAGTACCACCAGCAGAGTTGGTGGAGTTGTATCCAGTACCAGACCATGCCTGGTTGACTTCGTTGTAGAATGTCTCGTCGCCAGTCTGTGACTCGTAACGTGAGCGCATTGCGAAGATAAGTCCAGTAGGACCGTTCATGGGTTGAACGCCACAAATATCATAGGCGATCAGGTTAGGCATTGAACGACGGATCAATGAGATCAGTACGGGGTCAAAACCTGCTACATTTCCACTTCCTGTGGTAGGTGAATTGATAGGACCAGCGTTTGTAGGCGCTTCGGTCAACATTCTCTCCTCACGGAGGAATTTTTCTTGGTTCTCCAGTAATTGTGAAGTAACGGCTTTCTTGTAACTATCTTTGATCTCAGGGAGATCGCCATGAGACAGAACAGGTGCCCACTTCTCTTGGAGTTGTTCGGTATTGAACATTAGGTGCTCCTAAAAGTTTTGTTAGTTGTGAACTATAATTTATTTATAATATAATTAAATCACTTGGTATAACGAGCGATTGCGTTTACATAAGAAGCCATGTGAGCAGGAACTTCCTTCTCAACAACGGGCTCAGATGCTTCTACGCTTTCGTTGACTTGAGCCTTGGGGAAATAGTTTTCCTTAATGGTCTCAATCTTTTCACGATATGTTTCCTCAGCAGTAAACTCTACACCCTCAGCAAGTGAGGAGAGTTTTTCTTTCTGAGTATCTGCTAAACCTTGGGATACTTCTACAACGATAGATTCTTTTACGAATTCTCCCAGAGCAGAGTTTAATTCCACATTTTTTTCAATTTGTTCGTTGAGTTTTGTCTCCATCTCATCTAGTTTGTTAGTCATCCCCTCAACCATATTGTACTTCTCTTCAGGGATTTCCATGTAGTGTTCATTGAACACACCCTTCAGAGCAGACATAAATGACTCAGCAATTTCGGTACGAATACCTTCATCAATTGCGAGTTTGTTATCGTTAATCCATTGCTCTACAATATAATTCAAGAATGAGTCAACCTTAGTGGTCATCTCTTCCTTGATCACGTCAATTTGCTCATTTAACTGAGCAGCATACTTTTCTTCTAAACGTGTTGTTTCTTCTGTAATTTTAGAAGTAACAGCAGCAGTGAAGATTGTTGTTGCCTTTTCTTTGAAACCTTCGGAAAGTTCTTCGCCATTGACAAGAGCGTCAATGTCAGCAGAAACATCAACTGTTTCTAGAACTTCTTTAGTTTCATCGACAGCATCTTCTTTCTTAAGGGAAGGCTTTGCGTCTCCACCACCACGACTGACACTCTTGCCAGACATATCCTTACCGCCTTCTAATTTAGGCATAGGATCTTGCTTGCCTTCGCCCGAGTTAACTGCAGTCTTAGACTTTTTAACTGGAGCAGCAGCCTTAGCACCAGAATTTTCAAATTTACCTGCATGACCTTCGGAAGATCC